AACCTGCAAACCTGGCTTGATTTCCTTTTTGGCGATCATCACGAAGCCCTCCGCTTGCTGCGCTCAGAGGCGCCTTCGAATACCAGGCCAATACCGCGGCCTTCTCTCAACCGATCCACGCTGCGATCACCCAGCACCGCGCCCAGCTCTTTGGCGTCGATGTTGGAAATCACGATGGTGGGCAGCTGCTCCTCGTACCGGCCGTTGATCACGGCGAACAGGGTCGCCAGCTCGAACTCGGTCGGTTTGGTGGCGCCCACTTCGTCGATGATCAGCAGCGAAGGGTCGATGAGGCTGGCGAATGCTTCCTTCTCGGTGTACTCGGCCCGGTCGCCGTAGCTGCCCTTGATGTACTGCAGAAGGCCGCCGACGGTGCGATACACGGCTGTCGCGTTATGCTGGGCGATGATGTGACCGGCGATTGCCGCGGCCAGATGCGTCTTGCCGGTGCCGGGCGTGCCGGTCATGACGATGCAACGACCCTCGTCCAGGTGCTTTGGGAACGACTGGGCGTAATCGACACACTTGGCGAGGTTCGCTTTCTGCTCAGGCGTTTCAGCGCGGAAGTCAGCGAAGGTCTTGCCCATGAACCGTTTCGGGATCATTGAGGCCCCCAGCTTGCGCTCAAGGCGCTCTTCGGCAATCCGGGCGTACATTGCACGCTGCTCGTCCTGATCGTTGCGCAGGCGAGCTTCAGCGGCGCAGTCGGGGCAACCGGAAGCTGTTTCCGTGTTCTTGTGGCTGATGGAAGCGTAAGCACCGTGCTGCGGGCACTCGGCGGCATGCTTGGACACAACACCGAAGCGGCGCTCGATGTCGTTCACGGTCAGGTCGACACTCGGGGATTCAGAAGTCATAGGTGCCATCCCCGCGCGGCGTCAGGCCGGCCTTGTAATCGCGAGTGTCGAAGCCGGTGTGGCGTGACTGCGGGAACTGGTGCACGTTGCTGGCAGGCTGAACCTCGTCCTCCCAGCGCTTGCCGTTCAGCCAGGTGGCCGGGTGCGGAATGAACTGGCCGCCGTCCTTGGTCCAGGCCAGAGAGGCGCATTGCTTGGCCAAGCCTTGGGCGATCAGGGTGAACAGGTCGTCAGTGACCTTGAGTTTCTTCCACGCCTTCTCGGCAGCCGTCTTGCCCTTCTTGTTCGGGTAGAGCTTCCAGAACTTTGGGAACAGGTCGTCCGCAGGCGCTTGCGCCGTATGCTTCTGATCTATTGGTTCTTGGTTAATGGTTAGTGGTTTATGGTTATTGGTTAGGTGACCATCCGTGCACGCTTCGTGCACGAGTGGTGCACGGTCCTTGCTTTCTGGTGCACGCTTCGTGCGACGAGTCGCTTCACGCTTTTCGGCAATCTCTTTGTTTTTCAATGCCGTAGCGTGGTACGAGGCAATCTCGTCCTGAATGCGAGCCTGAACATAACGGCCATCCACCAGATCGAAGAACTTGCGCAAAACAAGCTCAACTGCTGCGATTTCGTCACTATTTCTTGCCCAGCACCAGTCGATTGCTTCTTCCATGGTAGGAAAACGCTCGCGGTCGTAGCACGCATCAATCAGCAGCGTGTAAGCGCCGTGCTCCAGCATGGTCAGCCGACCGGCCTTCTTGTGGTAGTCACCGATGTTCCGCTTGAAGTAATGCATCATGCGACCCCCGATTCGTATTTAAGGGCCGCACGCATCAAGCGCCGCTTGGCATTGTTTGCCTCGCTCCTGGCCTTGTATTTGTCGCGGAATTCATAGAAGCAGAATGCCTCCAGGTTCTCGTACAGTGGGTTCTCGCGGGTTACGCGGCGGCCACCATTGAAGCTCTTGTCGTACAGCGCCATACGCTCTAGAAGTGCGTACTTGGATTTCTTGAGGGTGTTCAGGGCTGTGACGTATTCAATAGCGCGCAGGCCGACGATCTCTAGCTGGCTCATGACTCGATCCTCACGGTTTCAGCGATCAAGGCCCGCTGATGTCGGAGCAGGAACACTTGATGAAGCTTGGCTTTGCGCTGCTCATACGGCATACCAAGATCAATCAGCGAGGTATTAAGGCGCTGCATGTGTTCCACAGCCTTTATCTGGCACGGGGTAAGGGCGTCACGAATCGGTTGATCCTTCGCCATGCCGTGCTCCGCTCGGTATTGGCTTGAGGTGCGGCCGAGCACCAGACGGTTGATGAGGTTGAACTCATTGCTGAAGACGTGCGGGGCCAGGTCTTTGTCATGCGCCAGACGCTGATATTTGATTGCTTCGCTCATGAAGGGCGCTTCTAGTCGCGCGATCTGCCGAGATGCAGATGCCTTGGCCTGATCCGCGACGGACTCTTCCAGCTCATTAAGGCGACGCACTACCAGCCTGCGAAGAGAGACGCTGTATCCGGTGATGAGCGTCTGGGTCAGTTCTCGGTCAAGGGTGTACTTCGTGGTGTACCCGCGCTTGTCGAATGACTCGGTGAATTGATCCCCCAAATCTGGGTCATCTTTCAAAGCGTCCAAAGTGGCACGGATGTCACGGATTACGTGATCGTGTCGCTTCCCGGTCAGGTCAGCGATCTCTCGGCTGCTCATAGAAATTACTCGCGCCACGATTTTCGTTTGCAGAAAACGTGGCGCATTAATTCCAGCGGTATTGCTTTGTGATTCAATTTGCATATAATCCGCCTACAAGTTGTGTTGGAAAGGCCGGGTCACTACCCCGGCTTTTTTTCGTCTGAAGGAAAGCCAAAGCCCCTTCTCTTTTCACAATTAGTCCCGGTCGAGGGCCTTTTTGTGGTCTACCAAAGCGAGTCTTGCTGGCGGTCTTCGCATCAGTTCAAGCTGACGCTGAATTGCCAGGGACTCACCCGCTTCGATGTAACGACGTACCGCGTACTCAAGGGTCCATTCAAAGTCGTTGGCTAACTGCCTGATCTCTTCCTGGGCCCCTTCGTCCAAGTCGCCGAAGACAATTTCGGGCATAAGGACTCCTGCGGGCCTCTAGGCCGATTTATCCTGCGCATCCATTTCTTCCATACGGCGGATGAGGTCTGCCGCACCCAAGCGACGGGCAAGAAGGGTTAACTCGCGCATGTAGGTGGCCAATTGCTTGCCTGCTAAGCGTGCGTCCATGCGGAACTGGCGCATCTCTTCGGGTTTGTACCGAAGCTTGCAGACCTCGCTTCGTTTGTGGTGCTCGTCGAAATACATGTGTTGCTCCTGTGGCTGATGAATTGGTTTAAGCGGCTTGAAAATTAGGCTGGCTGGTGCTGCGCAGGTATGCCCAATCCACATCTGGGCGAAGCTCTTCGCAGGTGACGCCACCGGCAGATTCGCGCTCGATGTTGATGGCGAGTGAAGCGCTCGGGCGTCGATTGCCATAAGCAACCTGCTTCAACTGGCCGGCAGTGGTAAGGCACGCAGAGGCAAAAGCATCAAGAGCGGCCTTCTCCAGCGGTTTGATAAATTCGTGCAGATTCATGTGCACCTCCTATGAATAGCGGCAGATTAGCGTTTGCTAATGAGCAGCGCAATAGCAAACCGTAATTTACTGTTTGCTAACAGCAAGCGATGATTGCCAAATGGATATTTATGAACTGCGGATAAAGGCCCTTCGTCGCGCTATGGCGGGCCTAAATCAGAAAGACTTCGCAAACCAGCACGGGTTGGATGCTTCGTATTTGTCACAGTTATTGAATGGGCATCGAAAGCTGGGTGAGAAAGCGGCTAGAACACTAGAGACGAAAGCCGATCTACCGGCTGGATACCTTGTTTCTCCGGCTACTGAGGCGCTGGCCTCGATCGGCTCCGGAGCTACCGAGCCCCCAGTGGCGGCGTCGCGCGCTATACCTGCCGTTGTCTCAGTCATATCCAAGGCTATTGCGGACGGCAGGCTCAGCAGTGATGACGCCGAAGAGCTGCGCCGCATGGCTATTCATCTGATCAAAAAGAATGAGGCATCCCCTAGCTCGGTAACCGCCATCCCTGCCCGTTTTTCGGGGCTGTCAGAAGCGGTTTTTGCTGGCGCAGAAGCCGGAGAGAATGTCGACGATATGCTCAAAATGATTGAGCACGGTATGAAGAAGTCACAGCCTAAGGACAGTGCTAAGCCCAATGAAGTCGTTAAAAAGAAACGCTCTAACTGAGCCAGCCCTTGGCGTCTATGTAAATGGCGACGCCATAGAAGACAAAGAGTTGCGAGGTCAGCACCCTCTCTTTTATGGTTTGGTAAGATTCCCAGGCGGGCATCAGTACCACGCCTATGTAAAGCTTCTACCTCCCAAGCAGATGTACTCAGAGGTTCTCAGTGCCCTACTGGGCCAGTACCTTGGCCTGCGTGTGCCTTATACATCGGTGGTAGTGGCTCGTGGGTCTCAAGTGGGAGTTAACACTCCAAGGGTAATTTGCCTCGCAAGCGTAGACACAGGCGCAAAGCCGATCGGTCGTATTGTTCGGCCTGACGAGGTGAGTCACGTCCTAAACACATGGTCAAGCAAGCGTGTTTCTGTGGTTTTTGATGAGCTGATCGCGAACGCCGACAGGAACCTGAGAAATGTCTTGCTTGGCTCGGATGGAAAGCTTTGGCTTATTGATCACGAGGAAGCCCTTGGCGAGTCGCTCAGATCCCCGCATAGAGTCATTTGCAATCATCTGTTAGCAAGATTGATCCAAGATGTCAGTGAGTTTGAAAAGCGCAGAAGCTCTCAGATGATCAATGATGAGGCATTGCCACTAAATGCCTGCGACTTTGGCACTCATGCCGAGGTGGCTCTTCCTGGGCCGTGCCAGGTTTCCGACGAGCATGTCCGAGAGGTTGTGGCGTTTCTTAAGGCGCGAGTCCATCATATTCCTAACCTGATTGGTGGGGGCATGAGCCTCAGACAAGGAACACTTGGATTAGCCCGATGACTGAACATGAGACTGATTTTACAGGATTTCCCGACCTCCCCTCCTTTCATGCTGCTTGGGCCGCAGTTTATATGGAACCGATCGTGCAATCGGGAGAGCGCCTTACTATTGGGGTTGTCGCGACTGATGGTCATCAGGTAGCCGGTCAGCTCGCCATATCGGACAAGGCGATGGAATGCCTCTACGGAGATTCAGCCCCAGGCATGCGCGCAATGATGGACTTGGCGCTTCAGCGGGCGCTTGAGTTCGCGGGTGCAGGATTCGACGGACGTTTTTCGAGCGGCATTCATGGCGTATCTATTAGCAAGCGCCGCGAAGGTATTGGCGAGGACCTTGATGACGTCATTCTTCAGGGTATCAGCCTGACGTCCAGTTTGTGCGACCTCCATTCGGATGAGGCATATGCAAACGGTTATGACAGAACCAGCTACTGGCAGCGCATGAAGGTGGCAATGAGCAAGGTAAATCCCGCACTAGCGATGAATTTTGGCCGGCAGGTTCCAGTCACGATCAAGGGCTCAGAGATATCTCTTCCTTGTGATTATTTTTCATCAGGGCTTGTGGTAAACATCTGCGGGATGCTCCCAGGTGCTCGGCAAAGCAATTTATTCGACGTTGCCAGCTCACGTATAACCAGGCTAGAGCAACTGAAGCGGCATGACTCTCTCATAGGCCATGATCAGCAGGCTTCACTACTGATCGTTACCCCTTCGGAATTGCAAATTGCTAATCTGAAACCGGCTAGCCGCAAGTCTTTCAACGAAAAAATCATCCTTTTGCAAGACATGGTAGAAGATCTGAATTTTAATTTGATACAGGTAAGCAGTCCAAAAGAGGGCGCAAAATCTCTAGATAGTCTAGAGAAATCAGCGGCTTAACAAGCTAAGAAGAAAACCAAACCCGCCACT